CGGCAATTTCGATGTCGGCTCTGTAAGCCACGGCGCCGCTACTAACTGGTACTTCAGTTTACGGCAGAAAAATGCCGCCGGGACTAGCGGCGGCGTTTGGCTTTGTCCAGCTCCTTTTGTTGGTCCTCGTTCAGGATCTGGAAGTAAGCGCTCCAGCCAAGGAGTTCTTCGGCGGTCATTGTCGTGCGGACTTGCTCAAGGCTGAGTCCCAGTTCTTTTGCGACGCCGAACTGGAGCATGAGCCAGTTGTCCTGGCGGATCTCCTTGGCTAATTCTTGGGGTCGATTGGCTCGGCGTCGTCCGTGATGATCGCCAGCATGAGCTTTTGCAGGTCGGCGTCTTTGACTTCGTTCTTCAGGACGTCGATTTCACCAGTCGCAAACAGCTTTTGGCCGCTTTCGTCGCAAGCCTTGGTGATTAGCAACTGCAGAGCGAAGGCCCCGGCATCGTCCGACTTGGCGTTTTTTTGGGCGCGTTCGCGTTCGGCCATGGTCAGCGGGCTGACCCACATCTCGAAAACGCTGCCATCGGACAACTCGACTTCTTTCTTGGTTGGCTCCAGGTTGGCAGCCTTGCGGAGGCGGTCGATTGCCCGAACGGGGATGGAGGCAGGCATAACACCGTGCTGCTGTTTTTCTACTGTAGCGGATTAAGCATGAAAAAACCCCGCTGGTAATGCGGGGCTTGCCACGATTTACCCGAAACTAGGTTATCAGGATTGGGAGAAGTCGAAGGTCGGGGTACCAGCTGGGCGGAAGTTGACGGTGACGGACTGGGCGTCGTCGGGGTTGATGTTCAGGCTGGCCGAGGTCAGCACAGCGTTGAACGAAATCGAGCGGCTAAGGGTGTCGCTCAGGGTGCCGCCGCTGAAGACGCGGTCGGTGTACAGCTTGAAAGCTGCACCGTCTTGCTGGCGCTGCAGGACGTCTTGGATCATCCGGTTGGACAGGGCGGCGTCCTCGTTGGTCATGTAGACCGTGGCGGTGCCGGTGCCATCGCCGAAGCCGCTGATGTAGGTGCGGAAGGGCACGTATTGGCCAGGGGTTTGGCCGATCGTGGTGACGTCGATCTCGGCGCGGCTGATCTCGAAGCTCCAGTCGCGGACTTGGCCGACAACGGCAAAGTCGGCGTACTCGACTTGGAACTCGTTGGGGGCAACGGCAGTACCGTCGTCAGTCAGGTCGACGGCGACACCACCGAGAGTGGCGGAAACAATCAACGCACCGGTTGAAGCGGTGTAGGTGTTGACGTAATACGTAGTGCCAGCGACCAGAGGGTCGGGCAGTGTACCGGTGCCGGTGCCGCCGGTTTGGCTGTTGATCACGCTGAATTTGACGGGATCACCAGCTTTGAGGTTCAGAAAAGTCTGAACCGTCATGGTGTTGGTCGAAGCATTGACGTTGGTCTCACCGAACGTACCGGTGGTGCCAGCGGGCTTGTAGTAAAGGGCGCCGGACGTGCCGGACAGAACGGTGGTGGCCATAGGGGCGTACCAGATGGATATGCAGTGGGGCGGGACACTGCCCGGCTCTTACAAGAATAGCAACAGTCTTTAGCTCAGGACTGTTGCTACCCAGCTTGTGTCGATGCGACCCACGAAATGTGGGGCGTCGTCAGTTGCAGAAAATGTTGGTCCGTTTATTTCGCCAAGGCGGAAGAAAACGCCGCTAGATGTTTTTGCGGCAGCATTAAGTGTTTCTAGGACGTTTACGGCGGTGGTGATTAGGGTTTGGTTGCGGGCAGGACCCCTACCTTTTTCCGTAAATACGCGGATAACAAGGGCGCCACGTGCGTTATCAACGCTAGTAGTAAGCGTGGGTTCGTTGGTAATGCCGAAAGTAACATTGACCCGGACGTATTCAGTGGTTGTGTTAGGTGGGACGGCCGTAATGTTGTCAAAGTAGACCGGGACCGCCGGCACCAGCGCGCTAAAAGCGGTCAGTAACGGGTTCTCGACGGCGGCGCGGATTCCTTGGTAGTTCATGCAAACCTCCGGCGAAGGGCAGAATCCATTTCTAACTGCACAGCTCGTCCTAAATTTGCACTTGCATAGGTTGCGAACCAGTCAAGGGGGGCCGTGCGGCTGGAGTTTGTACCTTCGGCGCCGCCGCCAGTTGCGCCACGAGCGCTAACGTTTTTACGGGGTGTGGTTACTTCCCATTTGCTGCGTCCCAGTGCAGTTTGTGGTTCGGCGGTTTTGCGGCGGGCATAGTATTGACGGTCATGTTCGACGGCGTCGATTGCTTCGAGTGCGTGGGGCGCGAAGTTTGTGATGCGAAAGACGACGCTGTCCTTAAGCAAGAAGCTCTTGGTGACTTCACGGCCTGTCAGTGTTGGAGCAACCAAGTTTTTTGGCTCGCCTGGAGTGCCGGGGCCGCGAACAGTTGTAGATGGGGTGGCGATTTGCCAAGAGTTGGAGAACTCGCCGCTCCAGCTGGGGCCTGCTTTTTGAAGTTCGCGCACGACACGCTCGGAGGCGGCGCGGGGGCCGTTGTAAACCGTGGTAGCGGCAACGCGATCCAGCTCTTTTAGGAGTTTGCCGAAATCGTTACGTGCCATTATTGGGGCCTCGCGATCAGGGTGTGCATCACCGGGCTGTCGCCTCGGTAGCTGGTGATGGCGATGATCTTGGCCTCGCGGGTAACGCTGTCTTGGGTGTACTGGATGCGGTCGGCTTCAGTGGGGTAGTAAGACCCAAGCTCGGCCGCTCCAATGATTACCTTGAGATCGGTGGTCTGGTACAGGCCCTCGGATTCGCGTGGATTGATGCGCGTGATTACAGCCTTGACCGAAACATTAGTATCTGTGCCGGTGATGGCGCCAGTGGTTGGGTTGTAGGTGCGAGGTGTGACGGTTTTGATGTACGTGATGGTCTGGCCCCAGTCGCCGAGGATGGAGGCTGGGATAGAACCGAAGGTGGTGTCGATTAGGCCCATGTCAGCCTCGGAAGGCGCGGAGTTGGAAGCCGCCGGCGCCACCGATCGTGTAAGCGCCTAAGTATGCCTGCAGCCAGGGGTAGACGTCGAAGACATTGTTGATCACGCCGTTGGCTTGGCCTTCTTTGTACTGAACGCGCAGTTCGCCAAGTTCGACCTCTTTGTACAGCTGGTCTGGGTCGTTTTGAGTGTTGGTGATGGCGTCGGTGTCGTTTGCCAGTTCACGCGCCAGTTCGTAGGTGGCGAACTTGATTTCTTTCGGGATGACGTTGCAGACAAGTTCGACGCGGTCGATCAGCCAGTTGTTGCGGGGCCACTTCAAGGCTTGGCCGTTATCGCAGCGGTCGCCGTAAAAGTTCAGGCTGTCGATCCAGCGGGTGGCGGAGATCAGGGCGCGGTTTTTCTGGTCGGTCGTTTTTGTGGTCCAGGTGGACGAGTCGGGAATTGTCTCGAAGTAGGCGTCAGCTTCGGCCAGCGTTACATAGCTGTTGGCCGATGCAGAACTCAAAGTGGCGTTAATTGTGGCTGGCACTGCACGGCGGCCGTCTTTGTTTCAGTGTAGCGGCAATGAAAAAGCCCCACCCGAAGGTGGGGCCAGTAAAGATCTGATCTTCGATCAGATGGTGCTGGTGTCTAGGGGGCTGTTGACCACGATGCGCGACAGCGGGATAAGGTCGATGTCGTAGGTGGCCTGCCAGTTGTCCTTGTCGTACAGGCTGGCGTTGGTCGGGTTGTCCGAGGCCGAGATCCACTTGGTGCCCATCACGTGGTAGGCGCTGTGGTAGTCGACCGAGAGGACGTCCTGCTTGGACAGGATGTTGCGGTCAGCTTCAATGCGGAGGTCCTGTTGGACGCCCTCAAGGATGGTGCCGCTCTTCAGCAGGTAGCAGTTGAACTCACGCTGGTCGCCGCTGTCGCCAGGAGCAACAGTGTTGACCAGGGGGTCGATGATCACGCGGCAGCCGGCAAATTCGCCGATGCTGCGGGCACCGATGCCCACGCCGCCACCGCCCCAAACAACAGCGCCGGAAGCCGCAAGGGCCGAGGTGCTAAAGGTCAGCATACCCACCTGATACAGGTAGTAGCCGACGGAGGGGTGGACAACCAGGATGTCCATTTCGTCGCCACGCTCGCCAAGGCGGGCGCGAGCTTCGGCAATGGTGGCAGCGGTCAGGAAGTTGACTTCGGTGGCACCAGAAGCGCTGCCTTTGCCCTTATACAGACCGTTGGCACCCAGAGGACCGTTGTTGGTGTCGGAAGCACCAAACAGGCCGTACAGGTGGCTGAACAGACGCTGGCTGTTCAGTTTGTTGATCGCGTCGGCAAGCTGGTTGCGGATGTGAAGCATGGGGTCTTCACCGGCCGCGAGCATTGCGACGTCGTCCACTGCATACGCAAAGCCGCGATGGCAGATGGTGGCGATCTGGGTACCGGTGCCGATCTTCTGAGGGGTCAGATAGCCGGCGTTGCTGGTGCCCCAGGTGGCCGTCCCGTTCATGATCTCCTCGGTGGGAGCAGTCGGGTTAAATTCGGGGACTTGGATGCGGGTGCCGCCTTCGCGGGCATCCAGCAGAGCGTTGCGCACAACGGCGCCGCTCTTGATGAAGAGCGAACGCTCTTTGATCGCCTCAGACACATAGGTGCTGAGGTTATTGCGCTTGACGATGTCCGCCAGAAGGACACCGCCGGAATAGTTCTGGAAAGGAGCAGCCATTGGGCCTCCGAAAGGTCAGGGGGTTTGCGTCCCAGTCACAGACTTGGGTGGTGGTGCCTCACTGAGGCTTAAAGACCGGCTTCCCTCTTCAGCACTGCTGCGAGTTCAGGGTCTTGGGCGGACAGCATCATCTGCTGCGTTAAGTTAATACTACCTTCCTTCCAGGGGTTGTTCATACCCGGAGCGACGGTAGAGGTGGGGTTGGGCTTGGCGCCCATTCCAGCGGCAGAGCTAGGTTTGAAGTGGTGCTCGAAGCCGGAGCCTGGGTTCTTCAGGTTGTTTAGATATGCCTGAAGGTCTTGTTCCACGCCGCCGTTGAGGACAACGACGCTGCCGCCTTCGTTTTTGCGGAGGTTGTTTTGTAACAACATCAGCATTTGCTCGGCGTTAATTGCGCCAGCTTGGCTGATAGCCGACATCGCCGCTGTGCGCATTGTTGCGGCTTCGTTAGACGTGCGAAGGTCCTCCAGTTGGCGGTGGAGTTCGGCGATCTGCGTGTCTTTTTCTTGGGCGGTTTTGTTGGCTTCCTCCCAGAGATCTTTCCACTGGCCTTGGTCTTGGAGGACCTTCTTGCGTTGGTCGTCCTGTTTTTTGTAGACCTCGTCCAGCTTTGCCTTGATGCCTTGGAAACGTTCGTCGGCTTCGGCCGCTTGGACCTTTAGGGCATTGATCTGGGACTCGTACTCAGCCTTGATGCCCGAGACATCAAGAGTGGGTTGAGCGGTGTCGGCTCCAGCCACAGGCTGGGGTTCAGGCGCCACGGGCGTCTGGATGACTTGCTCTTCCATGCGTTAGAACTCGGGGGTTTCGGTAGTGGGTTCGACGAAAACAGGCTCGCTGATGGCCTTTTTCGGGGCCCGGCGAGCGGGTTTTTCGGGTTCAGGCTTTGCAGCCCGCGCAGCTTCGTCCATCTCGACCATTTCCCAGCGGAAACTGCCGTCCGGTTGCTGCACGTAATCCAGGCTCTTCACCAGCGGACTGTAAATAGTGCAGTTCTAGTCTACAACAAAAGAAGATTAGGAATTGGTTTCAGTGTCGTCGACCTCTTCCTCGGTGGTTTCCTCTTCCAGTGATTCAGCGGGTTCGGTCGCTTCGCTGTCCGTGTCCATCGAAATGCCAGCAGACAGGATTTCGCCTTGGCGCAGGATGTCGCGGAATTCTTCGCGGTCGATAACCTGCTGTGCGAACAGCGCTGTGAGTGCTGTGATGTCTTGGCCGATCAGGCGGTCGATGTCGAAGTCGCGGCTCACATAGACCTGAGGTGGCTCCAGCTGGAGGTAATCGGCGGCCAGGTTGAAGGCGCCTTGCAGCGTTTGCTGTAGGTCCATCGAGACCATCGACAGCATCGAGTTGGTGTCGACGCGGTCCAGGCGGCGGGCGTCGGCAGATTCGGCGACAAACTTTTGCTGGCTCAGAGTGCTGATGCCCAGCGTCGCCATCTGCATCTGCAGTTCTTTTATTTCGTTTGACTGGGCCTCGAAAGCGCTAGACGCAGGCTCCACGTAATAAGCCTTGTTACCGGGCTGCATCGCCAACGCATAATTAACGCTAATGGCAAGGTCCTTGGTCTGGTCGTCCCAGCCTTCGAGGACAAGCATGGGTTGGCTGGCGACATGCAGGCTGTGGATCAGGTCGGCTTGGCGTTGGAAATGGGCCAGGTTTAGGTAGGCGATGTCCAGTAGTGGGGGTTTGCTGACCAGCGTGTCGGTCTTGTTCGAGTAAAGGGTTACGAGGGGGATTTCGCCCAAACTGTAAGCGCCAGTTTCAACTAGCTCGTAGTTGCCGCCCGTGGGACCTGTTACGTCAAACGAGTTGGGGTACGGCATTTGGCCGTACATGTCCTTGCGGCTCTCCAGTTGGCGGTAGATCTCGTAGCGGCCTGGCTCGATGACGCGGATCTGGTCGTACACTTTTTCGCCGAAGCGGCCGTCGGGGACGATCGCTTTCTCCGCAATGCGGACCTGGATCAACTTGCCGTAGTTGACCTCGCGGTCCAAGCGCCAGCCGTACACATTCTGCGGGTCGACCTCGATCCAGTACGGGCGGCGGTTTAGGGCACGTTCTTCCGCCAAGCTGCGGGCGCCAGTTGGGGCTGGGAAATCGACCAGTGTGTGGCAGTGGCCGTAGGTAAGGGCGCAGATCAGTAGGCGGCGGGCATACTCGTCCAGGTCCGAGCCGC